CCCATCAGGGCGAGCTTCGACGGGCGGATCGGGCCGAACGTGTGTGTGCGGATGAACATGGTGCTCCTTCGCGGCGCCTGGCCGCATTGGTGAACGCTCACCCCTGCGGTGAACGGTGAAACGTGGGTTAGTCGGTGACCGTTGTCGGGTCGGCCTCGGGTTCCATCCCGTTCTCGGCCTTGATGAGCGCAGCCTCGGCCGCCGCTTCCGCCGGGCTGAGGTTCGGCTGTACGGCGCGCACGCCAGAGATGATCGAGCGAACCCGGGCGAGCATTTCCGCCTGCGTGGTCTGCGCGCGAAGTAGCGGGTTGACCTGCGACACCTCGGCGAACGTGATGCGCGGCAGATCCTCGATCAGTGCGCCGCCCTTGCCGGGGAACACCAGCGCGTCGATGGCGAGAGCCGTGCGTGCGAGGCGAGCGAGAGCCGGGCGAACGTACAGCGCTTTCTTGTCGCGGGTGCGCTCACTGTCGCCCTTGTCGTCGTTGACCTCCGTCGCCGTCTTCGCGTTGCCGTCTCGGATGCCGAAGTGCGACACCGAATAACCGGTGGCCGTGGCGATCTCGCGTTTCAGCGCGACGATGGTGTCGAGGTGCTCGGCGACGCGGATCTCAAACTGCGAGATCGTGATCTGCCCGCCCTTGCCGTCGTCGACGAGCCCACCGAGAGGCGAGTACACCTGACGGTTCATGTCGAACGACGCGCCCTGCCCGCGGCCGTTGAGCTGCAGGTAAGACTCGGGGACGGACAATCGGCCCATGCCGTTGTCGAAGTCGCGCATCAGCGAACCCCAGAGCGCGTTGATGCGGGCGAACATCGGTTCCACGCCGAAGTAGTCAGAGCGGCCGAGGTTGGCGAGTTCACCCTTCCGGTCCCAGATCGGGTGCGGGAGCATGTTCGGCATGTGCTCGACGGTGAGGTACGGGACGCCCGTGTTCACGACGACGTCGAGGGTCGCCGCCATCGGCAGGGAATCCGCGTCGACGACATCCATCAGGTCGAGGTAATGCTCGGTCTCGGTGATCTCGTTGATGGGCACCTGACGGCCGCGTGTGCCCTCGTCGCCCTTCCACAGCGAGAAGGTGATGGATCCGGGCGAGTGGCGCTCCATGAGCCGGTAGCGGCCTTCCTTGCGCTGGTACTCAGACCACAGCGTGACAGCCGACAGCGCCCCGTGCTTCCACTCAGGGATGGCGCAGTCCGCCCGGTACGCGCGAAACCACACCGAATCACGGAAGCTCTTGTCCCACACGACGGTGAGGTAAGCCCAGCCGTGCGCGGCTTGGTACTCGCCAGCGCGCAGCAGTTCAGCATGCGCAGCATCCGAGGACATGATCTTGTCGAGGCGAGCCTGAGCGGCGACACGTTCGGGCGTAGCCTTCACCGTGCCGGCGTCGACGGCATCCGGCAGAACGATCGTCGGCGCCTCAGCGAACAGCAGGTCCGAGGACAGCTGTGCCAGGTCCCCAGCGACGGGGATCGACAGGGCCGAACGGTTCTCACCGACCGGTGTGCCGATGATGCCCTTCGACACTGCACCGACGATGCCGCCGGTGTACGGCTGCCCGTTGTGCATGTGCGTCGCGGGTGCGCCCTTCTCGTCGGGGAGAGCGTCGACCTGGTTCGCGTACCACGCGTCATAGATCGCGAGTTGTGCGAACGCCTCGTCGTACGGCGCCGGGGGGAATGCGTCAGCCATGAGACCTCCAAGGGGTTGTGAACCCCGAAGGGATTAGGCGGCGTCGAGGGCGTACTGCCAAGACGATCGGGTGGTGTGGATGCCGTAGCGGCCGGCGTCGAGTGAGTGGTCGTCTTCCTTGACCACTGCGTCGAGGCCTTCGTCTGTTGCTTTCGAGTCCCATCGGTATTCCGAGACCTCGCTGGTGAAGCCCGGGCAGCGATCAGTGACGAGCAGTTGATCGTTGGCGAGCAGACCGGAGACGGTGCCGATGCCCTTGAGGACAGCGTTCGATGCGTTGGCGAGCTGCAGCCCGGGGAACTTGCGGAGCTCAGCGGAGAAGTGCGACGCGGCCGGGTCGACCACGTGATACTCGGGGGCGATGGTGCCCTCGTGCGGTGTGTGCTGCTTGCCGAGCCATTGCACGTACTGCTTCGCCTGGTCAGATGGTGCGAGCGTTGCCCCGTGGTGGTCGCGCGGGTCGTAGCGCCATTCGTCCATGAGGATCAGGCCGCGCTTCTTCCCTTGCTCGGGCCGGGTGAGGCCGACCATGAGCGCCGCGGATGCGTTCGATGTGCCGTAGTCGATGCCGACGCCGACAACACGCTCGATGCGTGGCATCTGGTCGAAGCGGATGACGTGCCGTGCCGGATCCCACATCGGGTACACGGCGCCGGCAGCGTTCGTCCACTTGCCGAGGATCATGCGGTCGTAGAACACCCCAGCAAACGAGCGCTTCATCTGGTCGATGTACCACTGCGGCAGCGACGGGTTGTCGAGCATCGTCATCTTGAAATGGATGACATCCTGCGCGTCAGCGGCGAGGATCCACTTCTTCCGCAGCCAATGGTTCATGCTCGCGGGGTTCATGGTTCCGAGCAGCCGGGCGCCCTCAACACGCAGTCGAGTGATAAGCATGTCCCAGAACGGTTCCAGCAGCAGCGTCGCCTCGTCGACGTACGCGAGCGCGATCGTCTTACCCTGAATGCGCTTCACCGATGCGGCGTTGTTCGCGCCGACGAGGATGACCTCACGCCCCAGGATCATCGCCCGAGTCGCCCCGGGCGTGTACTTCACCTGCGACACGACAGCGGTGCCGAACAGCTCCGCATTCATCAGCTGCGTAAACACGTTCGTGTAAATCGTGTCCAAGCTGTTGCCGACGATGACGATGAGCCCATTCGTCGGCGCATTGCGCACAGCGATCAGGAACGCGATCAGCGACGCGAACGTCTTCCCGGCAGAGACAGACCCCGACCACAACGCAATACGCCGAGACGGACTGTCAACGATCGACAGCAGCTGCTTCCGAGAGATCCGTTTCAGCAGCGCCGCGAGGAACGTCGAATCAAGCGTCATCGGAAACGTCCGCCGGGGTGGCGCCCTCATCCCTCAACATCGCAGCGGCAGCGGCCAGATTCCCCGACAGTGCATCGAGCACGCCGACCGTGTTGTCGAGCCCGCCGTTATCCTTCTCCACAATGCGGCTGATCTTGTCGAACACGATCGCACTCGACGTGATGATCGTCCGCCGAGCATCCACCGGGACCGTGTCCAAAACCTCAGACGAGAACGTGTTGTCCTTGCCGCCGAAGTTGAACACCGTGAACGGGCGGTCGAGCATGTCGAGCATGTCGTTCGCGGCCTTGTCCATCCGGTGAGCGAGCGTCATCCGAGCATCCGCGAGGTCTACCCGCTTCGCCTCGGATGCGTCTTTTGTTTTCGTCCGGTCGAAGGTCGCACCTGCTTCGTTGCAGATTTTTGATACTGAGCTGGGGCTGACTTTTGCTTGGCGGCTGATTTCGTTGCGTGAGAGGCCGTCGGCGTGGAGTTTGAGGATCTGCTTTCGCTTCGCTGCGCTGAGAGCTTTGGGCACGGCGGTCACCTCGGTTTCGGATATGGATTGCACGGCGACGCCTGGTCGCTGTGTGGATGCTCGGGGGCATGCGAAAAGCCCCCACCGGTGAGGTGAGGGCTTCGGGTGGTGCGAGGTTGGTTAGCGCTGGACCCAGTTCGTGGAGACGCCTGAGCGTTCCCATGTTCGGCCTGAGGTGTCGCCTGTCCATTCCTGGATCTGGGCGTTCGAGATGTACTCCATGCTGGTGTCGGCGATCAGGTCTGCGGCGGTGCGTCGATCGGTGTCGTCGCTTGCGGCCTCGAACGTGTCGTAGATGCCGTGGACGATCGAGCAGTCGTAGGACTCTTCGGTGATGACGAGGAAGTGTGTGGCGGTCACTTGGTGGGCTTCCCGTTTTTGTCGCATGGCATCCATGTGCCGTGCTCGGTGTTGGGCCAGATCGCAGTGACGGGGGCTGCCCCTGATTCGAGGTGGACAGATCCGAGGTCGGGGAAAGCGCCCGCGAGACTCCCTGCCCATTGGACGTCGTCCCGGTACTTCACGGGTGTGCCAGAGTCAGCGAAAGGATCGTCGCTCTCGCGATGGCCTGCGCTTGTCTGCACCATGAACATCCGCGTGGTGGTGCAGGTGAGAGTGATCCATGGGAGCGACTTATCTGCGTAGGTGTGCGCCGGTCCTGCGATGTCGGTGCTCATTCGGGGATCTCCAATGCGTGGATGCCGCTGAGTAGAGCAGTATATGCGGTGACTGCCTCGGTGAGTGCCGCTGTGCGTTCCTTGCGGGTCTCAGCGGTTGGTGTTGCCGTGGCGAAGAACTCGGTGGTGGCGTGCACTCTGCGCGACTCTGCGGTGGTGTGAGCGTCGAGGAGAGCGAGCAGTGCTGTGCGGGTCATGCCTTCACCTCGAGTACCTGATGGCGCGGGACACGATCGGTCCATGAGTACCCCGTTTCAACGGTGACGCTCTTGAGGTTGGCGCGGACGACTTTGCGCCATCCGTAAGTGGTGCGGATGGCTCGCGCTGCCTTGTACTCGGCTTCGGTGAAAGGGACGGGGGTGAGTCGTGCCTTCGCGGCGGCGGCACGCTCAGCCTGGGCGGCTGCTTCCGTGGCCTTGACCTCGGCGAGCGACGCGGCGATCTGGGCGTCGATGCTGCGGGCGCCGGCCCGAGCGAATGACCGGCGCTGCGACAGTGTCAACATCAGATCCCCAGAGCGTCGCGGGCGAGGAGGATGGCGTCCGGGTAGTCGATGTCCCAGCGGGGGTCTTCGTCGGGGCCGCTGTAGAAGTCCGACACCCATTCTTCGATGGCGGGGCTGAGGGTTTCGATGTGCTTGATGAGTGCGGTGCGGATCATCATGCCCTCGGCGGTGGTGGTGTCTGCGAGGAGTAGGACGGACACTGACTGGTCGAGGGTGCGGGATTCGATCATCGCGTCGAAGCGGACTCGGGCGGGGAGGGGGGTTGTCGTGGTCATGTGTTTAGTCTACTTAGTAGACGCTTGAATGTCTACTAAGTAGACTGTAGAATGTGGATATGACATCAGCACTGACACGGTTGCGGCGACTCGCACGCGACATGGACACACGCCCTGCACTTATCGAAGAAGCTCGACAGGAAGGCTCAACATGGGAACAGATAGCCGAAGCACTACGGATGAGCAGGGCTGGCGCGATCAAGCTACACGCGACGCTGAAACGGGAGACCCCAGAGCGTCCGTAGTAAACGAATCCCTCGAAGAGTGGGAAGCCAGGATGGACCGTGCACACGCTGCCCGGGCTGCGCTCGAATTGGCTGAGCAACACAGCCGCGTTCGCCCGTACATCGTCTACCGCCTCTACGACTGGGATAACGACCTGTCATATGTCGGCGTGACCAAGGATCTCGCACGCCGCATCGAGCAGCACCGGAGCCTGCAAAAGTGGTGGTGCGACATCGACCACGACATTATCGTGACCGATGCTTTCGCGTCCGCTGAGGCCGCGGCCGACTGGGAGTCGCTGCTCATTACTGAGCGGCAACCGCGCTACAACGTTGCCGGCACTGCAGGGCGCAAGCATGGGCGCTATGACCCTGACCGGACTCCGCGGCGCCCGCTAAAGGTGTCGAAATAGTCTCAGCGGGAGTCGCCTTGGTACAAAGACCGGGCGACTTCCGCGTTCTTACGGTCATCGAGCAGCTTCGGGACTTCCCCCGAGTGCTCTAACCCCGTGATTCCTGAGCCTTTGTATCAAGGCGAGCGCTACCAGTCGGCGGGCTGTGGCTTGTGCTGACAGTCCTGAGCAACCTGAATGACCGGCCAATGCCGCAAGCACACCGGGCACACGCGAGGATCTACAGCCATTGCTCGACCGCCTCTCGTGCGTCGAGGGAATAATGGGTGATCACGTACCCGAAGGAACCGTCACCGCGCGGCACAGCCTCAGTGCGAACCCCGCACGGGCAGTCGTGGGCTTCGTGCTGGAGCGTGTCGTGGTTGGGGTACACATGCACGCTGTTGGCTTGTGCACTGGTCATCCAGCCTTTGCGCTGGATGCGGAGGCGGAAGAATCGCCGGATCGCGTTCATGCTGGCCTCTCAGTCGTCGTCAGGGTCCAGCAGGTACGCGATCTGATTCGACGTCCACTGTGCGAGGTGCACCTGAGCGTTCGGGTTCGTATCGCAAGAGTCGTAACCGTTGGCGTATGCGACCGACCCGTTGATGATGTTCGAGATGGTGAAGCCGACTACCCAGTCGATGACGACCGCTGCTTCGTGGCCGGTTTGGCTGCCGACTGCTTCGTCGAGGTGGTGAGCGGCGATGGCGGCCTCGAGGGCTTGCTTCGTTGCTGCGCTCACGTCCTGGCCTCTCGTGGTGGGGTTCCGGCTGCCGCGCAGGTATCACGACGCACAAAAGGTTTAGCGCCTGTTGGTGGTCCTTCACTGCAATGCGGGACAGTGTTGACGCAGCGGCCGGAAAGGATGACCGCCCCTGGGAGTAGCTGGGGCGGGAGAATGTGGGGGTGCACGGTTGCTGGGCGCCCCGTAGGACGCCCAACACCGGCAAGGCGGCATCCCTGCACTTAGCCACGTCACCGAGCGGCGTGGTCAGGGTCATCAGGGCTGCTGCTGGCACCCGGAAAGGATGCCGATACTCCGTCGCCACTTGGGCGATGAGTTGACGCCCCGATATCTACCGTCGGTGCCCGCGCGTATTCAGTGCTCGCTTTCATGCCGCCGCTGAGCTTCGCGGTAACGGG